TAAATGATAATCCGTGATCGTCCCATGGATGCGCCATATGTCCCGCCGCGCCACCTTCAGTAATAAGTTTAGATTCAGATTGAATTCTATTATTACTTCTAGGCATCACTGATTCAATTTTATAAATTACATCATTAGGATTATTTGGTTGCCATTGTTTACGTTGTGCTTTAATAGTGCGAGGAATCAATTTAATCTGACCTAACTGACGATCAAACTCTAATTGGAATGGCATATGTAATGGAACATCGAATTGATAATCAGATTCTACCGCAGTAGGATTGCCAGATTGGAATTGTTGTACAATTTTTTCGCCGTATTCGTCTGATAAGTCTTTGAATAAGTTTTCTAAATCATCTAATCTAATAGTTCCTTCATTTCTAGGATCATTTAAACGTTCAATAAAGTGAGTAAATTTACCTTGAAAATCTACATCGATACCAAAACGTTTAAAAAATCTATCAATTACTGGTTCTATTTGTTTTAATTCATCTCGTGTAATATAATTTTCTACAATTATTGATTCTATTAATTTAGCACCAACAACTGTTTTAGCAAAATTATCAAAATCATATACAAATGATTCTCCTCGATGTTTTTCTAAGAATGAACGCAAATGATTAATTTTTGATTCATGCCGATCTTTTTCCTTGGGATTCATTATTGCTTCAAAAACTTCATCTACTTCTTCTTGCAATGATGAAGTCCACCAATCTTTACTAAATACGGTTGCTTCCTGAACTCCTTTAAGTGTTTGCCATGCATTTTTAACTAGTGCATCTTCAAATTGTGGATATGATAAACGAAATGTATCATAATCATTATCTTGAATTGATTGTCGAACAATTGTTGCTGATATTGGTTCTCCGTTATTATATGTTAATGGATCAACATTAACATTTAATTCAATTGCATCAATACCGCTAGGAATCGTACGGCCTTTTTTATCGCCAATTGTAGCATACTTATCTACATTTGGAACAAAGTCTTTAGCGCGAACATAATCATTGCCTTTAGTTGAAGCTGCCATTGCATACCGTCCCGTTGCATCTTTTGGTAATGCAAAAAGATATTCATATGCGGCTGTTATTGGAGAATTAAATTCAGTTGCCTGTATTTCAATGTTTGGATCGGAATTTAATAGATTGAATATTTCAATTGTTTTGCTTCTAGTAATTCCTTCTCGCTCTGTTGGTCCAATCAACAAAATTACTTGGTCAACTGCAGGATCTTCAGCATATCGTTGTGCTAATGCTAAATGTGCTCCAGTTAATGGTTTGAACCCGCCTGGGAAAAGTATTGTTGTTTTAGTTGTTTGCATATGATAGTTAACATGTTATTTTAATAAATATGATTAGAATATATTATATAAATTTATTTTTTTGACGAATATAAAATATTTTATGTTATTGAACCAAAAATTGAATTAGTGGCAGTGCCAAAGTTTTGTACATGAATATAAGCTGCGCCATAATCTGCATCAATAGTTTTTGAACTGCCCCAAGCTCCGGTGTATTTTGCTAATGCTAACCCTACACCTCCGGCAGTTCCGGCACTTCCACTAAATGTTATTGTGCGTGATGCTGCGTTGGTGTTTTGAATATAGGCTTCAAACTTTCTTCCCTTTGTTAAGTTAGTAATAAATAACGCTCTATCTGCTGTAAACTCAACCACCCATGCTAATGATTGAGTTACAGCAGCATCGACTGTTAAATTGGAGTCACTAGTATTGTAAAAAACAAAATTATTATTTACAATGCCAGAATTAATGTCGCCACTACTACTAACATTAATGCTACCGGTAACCGTTAATCCTTCATTTACATGTAATATGCGCGAACCTGAATGAACATGGAATACTACCCGGGTGGCGGTTGTGCTAGCTAGAGTATTGCCGGTACCTAAAGCAAATCGGTTTTGGCTATCGTCATATCCTAACACAAAATTTTGTAGGGCTACAGTGCTAGGCTTAAACACAATATATGAGTCTGAACCGGCGTTTGTGTTTGTTAATTCAATATAACCAGTGTTGAAAATAGTAGTTCCCGCGCCAGCTGAACCGGTTAATTGTATATCATTTCTTATAAACAAATTTTGTTCTGCAGAATCAGTTGATGATTTAATATATGCAACGTTGTTTTTTTTGGATAATACAAAAGTTTCGCCTGATGATAATGGTATGTTTGGCATATTATTTTTCTTTTATTGTTATGATTTAGTTCCTTCAGCAATTGGAGCGTCAGCTATTGTGTTTATTAAAGTAACTCCAGGGGTGCTTATAAATAATGTTACGTCTGTTAATTGGTCGGAGCCGCCGGCGGTTGTTATTCCACTAATTTGAAATCCGGTGGTTGTTGCTATTGTCATTGCACCAATTGGATTGCCACCAGCTGATCCGTCAAAAACTAAATTTTTGCTAGCTACAGTAGAGCCGGCTGTTTGATATGACCCGGAGTTTGAATCTAACAATTTAATATGAGATTGCACAAACGATAAAGCTTCAATTCGTCCTCCAATATTTGCATTTGATGCAGTTACATCGCCATTTGCTTTTACATTGAATTTTGATGATGATATAAAAAATTCATTTCCGGTGGCAGATCCTGATAAGTAAAATCCTGAACCTGTTATTGCATTCTGCGTAATTGCAAACCCTCCAATATTTCCGGTGGTTGCGTTTATGGTGCCTGAAACTATTAATGTGGTACCATTCCATGAAAGTTTGTCTTTTAAAGAAAATTGGCCGGCATTGTCTAAATAAAATCCAGTATTAGAATTATTAAATGTACCTGTGCCTGTAAATAATTTGCTTGAAGTCATGTTGATGCCGCCGATACTACCCGTATTAGCAATAATACCACCTTGCAAAAATACATTATCGGTAGCTAAACCAAAACCAGGATTAGATTTTCCAAACACATAACTGCTATTTGCTAATCCGGATAAATCACCTAAACGAGCTTTTAGTGCAACATCATAAATTCCACTACCGGTTCTTTCAACAATGTCAATATATGGAGTTGCTGTATCATTTGGATTAGCATTAATACGAATGAATCCAGTATTTAATTTACCGGTTGACACAATTACTTGCGAGCCTGAATAACTTTGAGCTGCGCTAGGTGATTCTCCTAATGATGCCGAATTTCCTGTAAGTCCATTTCCATATGCTCTAGTTACATATAGTCTACCCGTTAAATCTGTGTCGCCTACTCCATCTCGAGATGCTGAATTTACATATAAATATTCTGTTGCAAATCCGGTACCACTAAACTTTTTAGCAGTAAGTATTTCTCCAGTCTCGAATCCTGTAACATTTTCTACAGACATTGTTGTTTGCGTAGGAGTATAATTACCATTTGGACTTGCTCCTGCAAAACTTGATCCTGTTAATGTAGTTGAATTTGCAACATATAATTGTCCTCCAACTGCATTAACTGATGTTTTTTCAAATACAGTGGTTGCTAACGTTCCTCGAATTTTTGCATTTTCAAATTCTGCAGATCCATTTCCTGCGGCAGAAATTTTCCATCCTTTTAAATCAGATGCATAATCAGACGTTTGAATTGAGCCTGCACTATCTATTACAATGTTTGTGCCAGTAATTTTTGAAGAATTAATTGTAAATCCGCCAACTTTGCCTCCGTCAAACAATACTTGAGACCCAGATATTGTGCCATCTTGTCGAACATTGAATTTGCTTGAACTTATAAAAAATGCTGTACTTAAATTACCTACATCGACTGAACTTGATATTAAAAATGTAGATCCTGCACTTAATGCGTTGTTAGTTAATGTAAATGATCCAATTTTGCCGCCGGTAAACAATACTTGCGAACCAGTAACATCCCCTGAAGCTTTAACATTAAACTTCGAAGATGAAATAAAGAAATCATTTCCAGAGGCAGCACCTGATATATAAAAATTGTTTGCGTTGGATAAAGTATTATCACTAATTGTAAATCCGGCTATTTTGCCTCCAGTAAACAACACATTGCTTCCTGTTATATCGCCATTTGCTTTTACATTGAATTTGCTTGAACTTATAAAGAAACCATTACCAGTTGCAGAACCTGACAAATAAAATCCTGATCCTGTAATTGCATCTTGAGTTATTTCAAATCCGCCAATTCTACCTGATGTTGCAGTTATTTTTCCGGTCATTGTTACATCACCAGAGGCACTTAAATAAAAATTAGAAGATGATATTGCAAGTTTGCCGCCGCTACCACTTATGTATTGATTTGTGCCACCCAAAAAGAATTTTGATGTGTGTATATCTAATTCACTGTCTGATGTTGAATATCTAAAATAGTTGTTAGTATCTTGATATAATTCTAGGCCGACACCTGAATATGGATTTCCTTTAGATGTTTTTCCAGGTAGTGCTGATCCCGACCACATTAGGAATCCGGACGCGCCATAGTCAAAACCTTGATATCCTAAAGTTCTAATATAACCAGTACTGGTATTGCCGGCTATTTCAATACCACTACCTAACGAATCTGCAACATACAATGAACCCGTAAGCATTGAAAAATCACCGTCTACGTAACGGTTGCCTCCTTGCCAATTGTTGTTTAAACTATAATTAATTTGTTTACTTTTAACTCCAGCAACATTATAATATTCAATCTTAAATGAAAGTTGATTGTTTGATTTATGTGCGGTTGGTACTAAACTTTTTATTCTGGTATAATCAGGTGTATATCCAGCATCATTATCTGATGTAGTTCTAATGTTAGCAACTTGCCAATTGCCTGATTCAACAACTAATTGTAAAATACCGGTACCAGTATAGTCAGAATTAAAATTTACTACATAATCGTCAAAACGTTGATTATTACTAGTTACACGTAATTCTCCTATTCGTTTTCCAAATTTTGTAGAAAATTCCTGATTAAAATAATCTGTTGGATCTTGATAAAATGAACTACCTGACATATATATAGCTAATACCGGGGCTACACTTCCTGATCTAGTACCTAATGCATCTATTGTTATTTTATATGATGCATTTTCCTGGAATATACCGTTTATATCAGATCGTATTTTTAAAACAGTATCTTTTGCATCTAAATTAAGTGCACTAGATATTTTCATTGCATTATCAATAGATGCAGTACTCCATACCAACGTTGGTGCTGTTAATGTAGTCTTGCCTCGGTAAGCATTTCTTGACCAATATGCATCAATAATATCTTGTGATGTAAATGATCCTATAGATGTATCCGGGAATAATGATGCTGTATCGGTTACAAATATTTCCGTCTCTGCCAATTCTACATCATTGATCAACTCCCATGTTCCAACGGTACCGTTATTGTTCATGAACGTTTTAATTCTAGAAACATCACCTGTTGCTGGTTGCAACCCTGAAATTTGTATTAATGCATATGATTCAGAATTTTGTGTTTCTGTATATGTTGGGGTTGATTCATATGTTAATGAAAATGATGAATTTGCAAAATTTGTGTAAATATGTGGAAAAATAGTTTTACTACTGTATACCGTATATGCTGTATCTAACAATGCGGTAGTTGAAGATAATACTTTTTTAATGCTCGATGTATATGCCGTCGTAGACGGAGTATATGTTGGCAATGGGGCTGCATTTTGAGGGGCAGCAACAGTAACTGTTCCAGCAGTCATATCATTTATAAATGATCCACCACTAATTTCAATAGCAGGTTGATTATTCAATAAAAAATATTTAATTTTTCCGGTTGTATATATAGGAAATTGGTCTGTTGTATATGTTCGATCTAAATGCGGACCAATTTGTTCTGATAATGTTATTGACGGCAATGTTTCAAAAATAATTTCTGAATCATTTGGTACTGTAGGATTAACTTGTACGGTGCGCGTCCATTTGATGTTTGCACGACCTTGCCATTCCGGTGGTGCATTTACTGATTCAGCAGTTAATGTTATTGTGCAGTCGCCCGGAGGTGTATCTTCATAAATATAAATTGCAATTACTCGGCTCGTGTCTTCATCAATATAATTAACAACTTCATAATAAATTGGATCGCCATTATAATCTAAAATTTCAAGGTTAAGATATCCGCCGACTTTTAACGTTGTTGGGTTTCCTAGCAATTTAAATAAATTTTTGCCGGCAGTTAATCTAGTTGGAAATTCAGAAATTTGAAAATAATCAGGCGAAGTTAATGATGTATCAGTATACCATACATCGATAAACTGTAAACCCTTATAGACTGTTTTTTTACGTTGCATTACACCTTAATATTCTTTTATATAAATATCAATTGTGTTGAATACAGCTAAAATTATTTATTTTGTTAACTTCAATTAAATTATCAACCATATCTCGCATTGTATCTACATGTGATATGATAATTGAAAAATCAAACTTAGTGCGAAAATAATCAAACAAATTTACTACTGCTGAGATATGTTCTGCATCTAAACTTCCCCAACCTTCGTCAATTGCAATAAAATTAGGACGAGGTAATGCGGAAACATTGATTAATGCAATGCGTATTGCTAATGAGCTAATAAATCGTTCCATTCCACTTGTTAATTCTAGAGGCCAAAAATTGTCTTCATCATAAATAATATATCCATTGATATTTTTGCCGTCACTTTGAAGCACCATATTAAAATCAACTACTTGATTCAATACATTGTTAATTTCAGCTTCAATCTTTGGCATTGCTTTTGCAATTAATTCATACGGGACGCCATCACGTTTAACTGAATCTAAATAATATTCATAAGCTTTATATTCAGTTTCTAATTGTTTGTAGGTGTCTAAAGATTCGATTGCTGTTTTCTTTGTAGTTTTAGCAACTTCAATTTTGCCATGTTTACTTCGAATTGTATCTGTAGTTTGTTTTATTAATTTTGTTAATGAATCAATTGTTTCTTTGCAAGTTGCAATTTCCGAATCTACCGTTTTATTATGTATAATTGCCGATTCATTAGCACGAAATAATTCTTGTCGCTCTAAACATGTTTCTAATTCAGATTCACGAGTTTGTAAATCATTTTCTAAAATTTGAATTTGCAATTCTTGTTTTTCTATCGATAACCGATTTGTTTCATGTAGTTGTTTTAAATTGTTCAATGTCGACAACTCCACACGTACAGCATCATATTCTAATATTGTATTGTTTAAAGTTTTTTGATTAAGTTGTAATTCGTCTAATATTGATCGATCTGTATCAATCGTATTTTGAGCCGCAATTGCATCTTGTACGAAAACGTTAGATGTACAGTATTTGCATTCCGGATCATATTCATGGTCGGAAAGATGATTAATTTTTTCTTGCTTTGCATTTATAATTCCTTGTTGTTTTTTAACAGTTAACTCAATTTGTTCTAATTCAGTTTCAAATTTTTCTAGTGATCTTAATTCTGTAACTAGTTTATTTTCATTAAATGCTCGTATATCTCGTTTGATTATTAAATATTTACTAACAACCGTTTCTAAATTTATTTCTGCTAATTCAATGTCTGTTTGTAATTGTGTAACTTTTTTTGTAAGTGTTGTTTCTACTTGTATTAAATCATCAATGTCTGGACCGTTATATGTTGTTGGCTGTTTTGTCTCAATAAGTTGCAACATTTTAGTTTGTAGATCATTTCTAGATTCTTGATATACATCTTCCTTTTTTTCTAGGTTAGTAATATCTTGTTGATTATTTGTAATAATAGTATCAGCATCATTGATAATGATATCGAAATCTGTTTTTTTATATGTTTTTAATTTTCCGGCAGTTTCTTTAATTTCGTCAGCTGCAAGTTGATATAGTTGTTCAAATACTGTAATATCTAAAAACTGTGAAAGCAAATCTTTGCGTTCTTTTTGAGACTTTTCAATAAAATTATTATTATCAGCTTGAAGTGAAAATGCAGTTAAAATAAAATCATCATATGTGCCTAAATAACGACGAATTGATTTGTTTGTATCACTTCGTTCTTCACCATTTAAATTTTCAGTGTCAGTATAAAAATCTACATCTACCTTAACATGTTTTTCTTTTTTCTTGGTGCCGCGCCTTTCAATTGTATATTGAATGCCATTCATTTCAAATTTAAAAATGCCATTAAATGTAGTTTTTTTGTTGTTCAAAACTTCATTTGCTTTACCTGTTTTACTACATTTATCAAATATAGTATATGTAATTGCATCTAATAGTGATGATTTACCTGAGG